ATTAAGAGTATCTATCGCGCCTGGAGAATTCCAGTAAGTCCATTTGTCAGTGCTTATAACCCCAAAATTACAGTCAATAGAATAATAATCTCTTACAGTTGCTCCATATAAGTAAGGGTTTATTGCCCAAGTAGTACATAAAGAAAAATCACATTCGTGCCAATGAACATCAGTAGTCGTAGCTCTTATTCCTGAAGTGTGAACAAAAATATGTTTAGCGATTATAGCACTTGATGTTCCTTCAATATGACAAACTGACTTAAGCCCAATATATGCACTACCAGCGTTTGTCAAAGCCAACTGTCTTTGTCTTTGAAAGAATGAGTCATAAGATGCTTTACCTGCTCCTGTTCCCCAATATCCCTGACCATAAGATGATGTTGTTCCTTTGTCTGGGTCGTCAACGTGTTTTAGTTGTGAATTATAAATAAGCGAATTTAAATAGCCACAGATAGCTCTACCCGAATAACTGTGAGCATAACTTAAAAAAATTATATTACTCCCGTTTGTAACCTTATCTCCCGAAACCTGTTCTCCAAGATATAAATTACCTCCAATGTTAAAACCAAAACCGCTATCAAAAGTTATCTGCTCATTTTTAGATAAAAGATTATCAAAAGATAAATCGCATTTTATAAAATACTGACACTTATTTCTCGTAACTAACCCCCAACTGCCAGCAACATCAGCGTCATAAATATTTTTAAAAGTGCAAGGTGTTCCAGTGCTATACCCAGAAACATTTATACAATATGGATTTGCTGTTATATTTGCAGCTGCTTGAGCACCACCCTCTGTTGGAGTATCTACGGCTGTAATTCTGTATGATATATAAAAATAATAATCTCCTAAGGAATACAGAATAGAGCCATAATTTCTCCAGGCTCCATCGGTAGGAATAGTGAAACTAACACTATTAGCACCTGTGGTCGTAAGACCATTTGTCCCATCAACAACATCATCTAAAGCAGTCCAAGTTGGTGAAGAACCCCTAACTGACACATATTCCCAAACTCCAGATACAGAGGTAGCAGCAATAGCAGTAGCTACATTCAAATTAACTTTATTTGATATTGTTGTCATACCAAACATTATCCTATCTCCAACTGCAAAATCATCAGGAAAATAATCTTTAGCATTTCCGTATGAAGTTCTTCCAGTAATAGAGCCATCACTGGCTTTCCTGTAATATACTTTTGCTACATTTACTGTTGTGTCATTGAATGTAATTGCCATATTAAAATTCTGTTATTGTTAAACTAACTCCTGCTGTATTGCATTGAGCATATAATCCTGTTGAACAATCGATTGTCAAAGAACCGCCTGCTGGTAATAGAATTCCTATCGGAGTTGTGGCATCACAGTCAATTACTCCTGTCTGTCCAAGGTAAACATCATAAGCGGAATTATTAGAAACTATAATAGACCTTCTGGCAGCCTTTTCAGATGAAGGAAGTTTATAATCTGTATCAGCGTTAGTAAGCGTTACATTTGTAGTTAATGGAGTTCCAAGAGGATTAGTATTTGAAATTAAAGTATCTTGTTTATCAGAAGTAGCAGGATTAACTACTATTCCATTTTCGTCCAGTATATATGAATTTGCATTATCCACGCCTGCGATTGACATATATTATAAATTATCTACATTAAATTTCTTGGCTGCAGCCTTGTTTAATTTTTCTGCAGCGTCAACTTCAATTTTTTTCAATAAGTATTCCCTTTCCCGTTTAGCTAAATCAATCTCTTTATTTTTAAAATCCTGTTCCTTTCTTTCAATTTCTTTTTCCCGATTAACTAAACTTAATATTCTATTGCCAATTTCATCACTATTAATAGTAGTTTCCTCTTTTAATTTTTCAATATACGCTTTATTTTCCAATAAATCTTTCCACTCGTTGTCTAATTTAGCACTTTTCAAATCTAACTCTTTTTGTCTAGCGTCAGTTTCTGATTTTAACCTATTAACTATGTTTAAATTTTTATCCAATTCCTTTTGCTGTTCAAACAAAGCATTTTCCATTTTTCTATTACTTTCATTTATAACTTCACTGTTTGCTTTTAAACTTTCCGCTTCACTTTTGGCTTTTTCAGCAACTTTCAATGCGTCTTCAGCTTTTTTATATACACCATCAGCTTCAGCCAACTTTCCAAGACAATAAGCATCCGAATTTTCTTTAATTGCCTTCAAATCTTCAATCTCAATGTCTAAATCTTGTATTTCAGTATTCTTTAACAAGATTGCAGCATCCAAATTAGCGTTTTCATTAACTAACGCAGTTTGTTTTTCTTCTAAACGAACCATTGTGTCGTTTGTCTCTGAAATCTTTGCCTGGAGCTCGTATAGAGCCTTGTTTTTTGAAGAAATTAGTAAATTCAGCTCGTTTTCCTTACTTTTTAGCATTTCTTCAGTTTCCTTAATTTTATTTTCTATGCGTGAAACCTCTTCATTTAGAAAATGAGTTTGCTCTTCTAATTTCTTAGGTTTTGAAATATTTGACATATTTATACAACTATACGGTAGCGGACAAAACCGCTAACCTGAACTGCACTGCCAAGATTAATTTTAAATGCTTCTGCACTTCCACAGGTTATAACTCCTTTTGGGTTATGAGTAGCATTTTCAATTGTAAAAGCCTGTTTAGTATCTAACGGATAAGCACCGCCATAATTAGTGGTTCCACTTTTTAACTGAACAGTCACAGCTGAAGTTGGAACAAAATTTATATGGTCTATTGCTATATAGCCATAAGTAGGTGCAGCGATAATAGTATTGTCTCCACTTGTAGAGATATTAATATCAGCTTTTAATAAATCATTCTCATACATAATTTTATATTTAATTAATTAACTTTGTTCTGAGGGATATTTCTATCCCCCAGATAAAATCAACTAAGATTTTGTTGGATAAACGTGAAAATAATAAGGTGTTCCGCCAATATCAATTTCAACATCTAATGCAGTTCCTTCTAATGTTCCAGTAGCAGCATTCTTTAGATTTTTAAGAACACCACCATTTGCTCCAGTTCCAGTAAATGAAATTATAGAAGAATTAGCAGTTAATATAATGTCTCCATCAGTTAGCGTTAAATCGCCATTTGTTAATGTAATATCACCAGCATTTATTGTCAAAGCGTCAGTTCCAGTTGCACTTCCAGCAATAATAGTAGCTCCATATTTACCAACACTAAAGTCGTTAGCTGCACCGTCATAGCATTCAATGTAATGACCAGTAGCATCTAATGTAGCTTCAGTTGCTGTAATGTAAAGAGCTGTTCCTGTAGTCATTGCATCGCAACTAATCATAAGAGCATCTCCTGCCGCTAAAGCACCAGATGCAGTAATTTTAGCAATTGTAGTTTCATCGCCAGCTGCAGACGCAAATTCATTCAAGATTGCGGAAGTTCCAGTTACGCCAGTGTGGTTAGAATATAAAAGTCTTCCAGCACCAGTGATCGCTGTTCCTGCTGAGGCTAAGCTTAATAGAATGCCAGTGGTTTGAGTTGTGCCTGAAGCAGCAACCACAATACCATTTCCTGAGGTTAAAGCTGCCATACCGCCAATATCTAATGCGGTTCCTGTAGTCATTGCAGCTGCAGAAATATCTAATACTGTTCCAGCTGCTAGAGCAGCAGAGGCAGTTAACTTTAATAAGTTTGTTTCATCTGTAGCAGCAGTAGAGAATTCATTAAGCACTGCAGATGTTCCTGTAGCTCCTGAATGAACAACGCTTAATAAACGTCCTGTAGTCGTAACTGCGGTTG